TCAGGAAACCCATCTGCCGTCTCCCTTGCCGCAGGATCGACGATCGACATTGCCGATCCGGTTACGCAGCCATCCTTTGAGGAAGGCGCGAAGCTTGGCGTTGGCGGCGGCCAGGCGACGATATTCCGCCGCTTGCCGGGCATCGAGCGCGTCCAGCGTCGCGGTGCAAGCGGGCATGACGCCGAGCTTTGCCTGGAGAAGCCGATATGCCGCGACGTCGGCAGGGCCCAGGGACGCCGCGCTGTCTGGCAGGCGTGCGCCACCCAGCACATTCATCGTCAGCCGAAACCAGCGATTGGGTCGCCGCGGCCCCATATTGACCGCCGTGTCGATCAACTCGCCGGCAATTGCGGGTTCGATATCCACCAGCGGCATATAGCCTGGTGCGGCGATGTAGCTCCGCACGTAGACGGCATCGGCGCAAATGCTGGCCGGGCCGTCGCAATGCTGCGGAAAGCGGCGCATGTCGCCACGATATCCATAATCGCGAGCGACTCGCTCGGTGACGCCATAGCTCGTTGCGCCGCCGGGATCGCGGGCGTCGTTCACATAGCCGCCCTCGACGGCATAGACACCGGCGAGGATGACCGCCACCGCCGCGGCGATGGCGCCCTTGCCGCCCCAGCCAGAACGCGCCGCTGCTTCGCCTTCGACCAGGGTGCTGACGCCTTCAGTCATTGGGTGTCGCCTTTTGCGCCACAATCCGCGCCACCATGATGGCGACGAACAGGATCACGGGGATCGAGCGGAGCACCGGGGCGGGAAGATACGCCCGCATCTCGGGGGGCACGCCGTTCCAGGCGGCCAAGACGGCATCGGGGAACCATTGCGCCAGTGCGGTGACGATTGCCCCGAACGCCGCCAGGCGGATGCTCCAGAAACGCCACCAAAGGCGCGCGTCGTCGATCAGGTGGGCGCGGACAGGCGCCCACCATGTGCGTAGCAGGTTCATGTTTTCCTCCACTTGCGGCCGCGGGCCGCGGGATCAGGCTTGATCGTAGGCTTTGGCGATCGCGACGGTCGCGCGGATCAGCGGATCGTTGGCGAGTGCTTCATCCGCTTCGCGGATGAGGGCGTCGGCGTCCGCGCGAGGCGGTGCCGGGAGATACGACGCCAGCAACCCGGCCGCGATATGGACCGCGCCGATACGGGGTCGGGCAATCGTGATGTGGAGCGGCGGAACCAGCATCAATGCGAACGCCAGCGTCATCAGGAGCAGGCCCGTGCCTTCCATCATCTCGCCGCCTCCTTGGTGGGGGTGCCGGTGGGCAGGATCACCTCCAGCTTCGCCTCTATGCGCGCCGTCCGCTCGTTGATCTTGTCGAGCTTGTCTGCGTCGGACTCGCGCCGCGTTTCCAGCGCGGTCAAGCGGCGTTCGTGATCGGCCAGTTCGTTGATCTTGCCGCCGGTCGACAACAAGAAGCCGGCGATCAACGCAAGAGTCGTGACGACGGGAAGCCACGCCAGCCAGATCGGGGCGGACTTGGTCGACATTGTCATCGGGGTGGGTCCTCTTGTGGGAGGGGAAGACGCGCTGAGCAGCAGTGGCCCTTAATCGCGTCGAGCTGGAGTGCTGGAAAGTGCGCCAATTGCGCGACCAGGCGGATGACTTAGGTCTAAGTCACACATTTGCTGCGATAAAGTCGGCTATTATATTGCCGAAGATATCGCCGTTCCCGGTGAGTGCGCCGCTACCCGAGAAGTGGGTGCCGTCGCTCTTATAGAAGCCGATATTGGCCCACTTCAGGCGGGGGCCAAGGACGTCCGGCATCGCATTAATCGTCACGCCGTAGGCATAGGCCGCCTTGTAGAGCAACCAAGTGTACCGATCTTGCGAAGCTTGGGAAAGCACCGAGGGTTGTGTCGGCGGATCGCCCGAAACCATCACGTCCCCAAACGCGAGCGCTTGGGACAGGGCATATTGCACTGATGAGATGTAGAGCGCCTCATCGGTGACCGCGCTCGCATCGTTGGTGACGGCTTCATAGTGCGTAAAGCAGAGGCCGAGAGTGCCGAGCATACGGACCCAGGCCTGCACGCTATTTTCCGCTGCTCCGGAGTTAGAGGCGTCAAGGGCTAACGTGACCGCCGTCCGCAGCGTCGTACCGCCGTTGATGCACAGCACCGCCCGCACCAGAGTGTCGCGCTCGAGGCCGCCGCCGATCGTCTTTGGTAGGCTGTCGGTGCTGGTATAGGTAAAGGTGTTGACGCCGCGTACGACGCCGTCAGCCGGACCTAGCGTTGTGACGCGCGGCCCGATCGATTTGATGGTCGTGCTTGCAATCGTCTGCGAGACGCTGACTTGGTACGTCCCGGTGCCGTTCGCCGCCCCGGTGAGTTGCTTGACGATCGTCGTTCCGGCGGTAGGCCCATTTGTCAGCGCGTCGCCTACCTGCGGGTAGCCTGTGCCCAAGGCCGTTACAGTCATCGTCGTGCCACTAATCGAGGCCGTATAGGCGGTCTCGCCTGCTGCCGTCTTAGCGTGCCCGTTGCCGTCCGAAAACTGCCATCCGCCGTAGCCCGGGAAGGTCCAGTAGAAGAAATTGTAGGTGTCGCTGATGCCGGGGACGACGTCTGTGATTGTCGCACCGTTGGTTGATGTCTTCATCGACGCGCCGCCGAGCTGCGTTCCATAACCGGACCAGCCAGCCGAAAAGGTAAGACGTTCTGGACGGTAGGGGCTGGCGCCAGCGCTTGGCGCCGAGTTGTTGTTTCCGAACCAGCCGACGTACCGCGCGGGAATGCCATATTTTGACCAAAGGCGGGCGGCGACTTTAGCCGGCATGCTGTTCGCCGACGGACCCGTGCTCGGCTCAACGCCCGCCGAATGACTTGTACCCTCGAACAGGGCGATGGCGTCAGCCGTATTGGCGCGCACTGCGGCCACGCCCGTCTTCATGTTCGGCAGGGCATTGCCGGGAATCTGCTGACGGAAGAGCTTGGCCCCCGAGTTTGCAAATGTCGGGATCGCAGTTGCCGTGTACTGGTCAAACAACGAGCGATCATCAACGCGGTCGAATGCCGAGCGCCATTTGATGCGCTTGATCCAGCCGCCAAGTACTTGCTGTCCAGAGCCGTCACCTTTCCCGCCGATAGCGGCGCTCGTTACTGAGGTGCCGTTGTTGAAAGCGGTGCTGTCGATGACCGGCATGCCGTCACCCGCGCCAAAGGTCGAACTCGAACTGCCCCAAGCAAATCCGAGTTTCTGATTCGCTCCCGCGCCGGTATTCCAGGCCTGATTGCCAAGCGGCGCGTTCACAGCCGCACCACGATAGCCAAAGCCGCTTGCACCGTTGACGAGAGCCCACGTCGCGCCGGTGAGCGCGACAATGCCGGGGGTTCGTGCGTAGCCGGTTTGTGCCTCGACACGCGAGATCTCGGCCAGGAATGAACCGGAAGGAGCCTTAAACGCGTTCAACAGGCCGCTCGCGGTAATAGCCTCATCCCAGTCACGCGTGACGGGGGCACCTGCGGTGACGATCAGCGGTGTAGCAATCGAGTTGTTCGTAAACGAGACGTTGGGGTTATATTCGACCTGGCAGACGTACCAAGTACCAGTACCCGCGTGCGTCACGCTGATATTGCCGGGAGTCGTGATCGTCAGAACCTGCGGCACGCCCGATGTAACCGGCCCAAACCCACTGCCGACTGCGCTACTGGCGGCCGAGGTGACCGTCACACCCGCGTCGTGGTGGCTCCAGATGATGATTTTGCCGGCCGGCACCGCGATAGCGAGCTGATCTACCGGCGTCAGGCAGTTGAGGAAAACGTTTCGTGACTGCGGCATGAATGCCGTTCCAAGGTCGGTTCTGCGGATCGGCTGACCCGCCGAAAAGGTCTGATACAGTGAACCCGGCGCATCGTGATAGCAGAGGTTTGTAGCTAGGGCGGAGCTCGGGTTCGCGCGCGTGATCGGCAGCAATGCCGTCGGATAGGTCGCCCCAAGGCTGAGGTCGTAATGCGACCAGCCGGCGTTTACATCCGCAGTTGCGCCGAGCGGCCAAGTGCTGTTCGTCTTTTGCCCATAGACAAGCCCGGTCGAGAGATCGGTATAGTCGTCCCCGTTCGCGCCAAAATTGTTCGCGGGCAGTCCGTAGCCGGTCAGGTGGGTGCCGGTCGTGCCGTTGGTACCGTTTGTGCCGGTCAGCACCTGCCCAGGAGGCCAAACGCCACCTGCCCTGGGACCGTAGAACGTAATGACGTCGCCGGTGTTTCGATAGTAGATCTGCCCATCAACGCCCTCGGTCGTGGGCGCTGCGAACCCGAACAGCGGCCGCATCCCCGCAATCTGCACATCCAATTGCGCCAGATCATACAGTTGCAGATCATGCACCTTGGGCGCCAGATACGACCCGTCCGCCGACGCGATCTGGACGTCATAAGCTCCATTGGCCGCCGCGAACCCGACCAGCCCGGAAGTTGCCGCGGTGATAGGGTTGGACAAACCGGCGCCCGAGCTGTCGTAGATCGAAGCCAGCGTGGTCGTGCCCGCCAAATAGACAGTGATCTTGGCAAGCGGCAGTGCTGCCCCCGTGTCGCCACGGGCGGCGATGAATTCATAATATTGCATTTTGGGCAGCCTTTCCGGGCGGCAAGGTGAGGGGGGCTACAGCGTCGGCTGTACTTTGTAATTGTGCGACAGCACGCCGTCGGACACGTAGGTATGGGCGTCGCCCACGGTGATCTTGGCGACGCGCGCCTCGCCGGCGGCGACACCGATCTCTTCCATCATCACCCAGCGGTCGAGCCAGAACCGGTGACGTGGCGTTGCTTTGGGATAACCCTCGGCGGCGAACACCGGATCGAGCGAGAACGAGATCGCGGTCACCGGATAAGCGCCCCATGCCCGCGTGATTTCGTGTTGCGTCCAGACCCAGTCGCCCACCTCGACCATCGATGCGGGCTTCTCGGTTCCCGGCCCGGAGCGCTCGGCGTCAGCCATCAGGATCAGCGCCGAGTCGATGACGCAGCGGCCGTTATAGCCGCCCCCGCCATCGCCGCCGCCGCCCGGCGAACTGCCGCCGCCGGTGGAGATCGTGAACGTCTGCTCGGCCGACAAATTGAGGAAAGCGGGGTCCGCCGTCCAGCCATCATAGGCGGCGATGCGGCCATAATAGGTACCGGCCGCCAGCCCATAGACCGTGATCGACGGAATGCCCGCAGAGAGCACCCCGCCTGAAGTGGAGGGATTGAAGCCGCTGGTCGACGAATAGAACATGACATAGCCGGCGAGATCCGGGTCGGTCGAGGCGGCGCAGGTCATCGTGCCGTTGGTCGTGCCGCCGATCGCCGCCGGCGACGACACTGCTGGAGGAGCGTTGTTGGTGACGACAAGCCAGGGCGATGGCGGCGCGTCACCCGCCGCGTTCGAGGCGATGACCTCGACATGATAGACCCGGCTCACGCCATCCTGCGCCGCAAGCGCGGACGTATAGGTGGCCGCCGGGGTGGAGGTCACGATCTCGCGCTTGAGCGTGGTCCGGTCGGCCAGATAGAACCGGAATTTATAGGTGACGGCACGCGCAGACGGATCGCACACGACCGAAAGCGAACTGCCGTCCCAGGCATGGGCAAGCGCGAGGCCGGTCACGGGATCGGGAAGCGCCGTCGAGGGCGCGAGCGACACCGTGTAAGGCGATAGCGCCGACAAGTCCTCGATCTCCTGGCCGAAGATGTTGAACGACGGGAATTTGACGTAGATCGTGGAGCCGACGTTGAGGCTGGCATAGCTGAACTTGAACACGCCATCGTCGAGCCGGATGAAGCGCTGGCCGACGGCATGGCTTGCCGGCAATGTCCCAGCGAATCCGCGGCGCAAGTTGGTCAGGCTATAGGTACCCGCCCCGGTCAGTGTTGCGGTCTGATAGGTGACCAATTCGTCCCCGATCATGCATAGCGAACCACCGGCATTGGCCTCGGCGGCCGTCGCTGAACCGAGCTCGCCACGTGACGCGGTGAGATCGATTGCCAGTATGTTGGTCGTGTCCGGATCGGCATGGTTGGCCAGGGCCGCCGTCAGCACGCCGTAACGTGCCGGGCCGTTGATCGTGCCGGCGCGCGAATAGGTGACGTTGTCGGCACTGATCCATATTTCACAGCCGCCCCAGGTCGGCGACGATGAGGCGACCGCGCACCATATTTCGGGATCGCCATTGGTGAGCGAGGTTGGCGCATTGATCAGGGCGGGCGTCGAAACCGAACCCGGAGCGTCCGCCGCATTGGGCTGCCGATCGGGTCCGCTCGAATGCGAGGCATAGAGCGCGGCCGACGCAGTCCCGACCGGCACACCCTCTCCGGTGATCGACAGGAGTCCGTCGGCGTCTTCTGCGATTTCGGTGATCCGTACCAGCACGCGGTCGAGCGACAGCGAATCGCTGGTCGTCGTCAGCGTGACGAGATCGGTCGGCTCGAGCAGCGCGAAGTTCCACGGCAGCTTGAAGCTGTATTTCTCCCGCGTGTAGAGCACGCGCTGGCCGTAAAGCTGGACCGCTTTGCGCGCGATCGCGGCGTCGCAGATGCAATGGACCGTCGTCGGGTCTTGCTTGCGCCGGCCATAGGTGACGATGTTGTCGAGATCCTGGGCGGTCGCGATGCCGACATTATATTGCTGGCTGCGATCCAGGAATTCGAACTGGACGATGTTATAGGCATCGGACTGATCGACGATTTCGATGGAGGCGGCATTGCCGCTGTCGTCGACCACCAGATCGTCCTCGGTCAGGTCGTATACCGGGGCCATGTTCGGCGTCCATGTCACCGAATTGCCCGTCGCCGCGGCATCGCCATAGGGCCGGATCTTGAGCATCCCCTCCGACCAATAGGCCGCCGCATTGGTCGCGGTCAGCCATTCCTCCAGGATCGACGCCGCGCTCGACTGCGATTCGAGCACTGGCGAGAGCAACAGGTTGTTGGCGCGGCAATAGAGCGAATAGTCGGATAGATCCCCGATCAGGCCCGATCCCCACATCGGCACGCCATAATCGGCGTTGGTCAGGAAATCGGTGATGATGTCCTTGGGATCGGCATCGCATACGCCGCCGCCGAGCTGGGTCGCAAAGTCGACCTCGAAGCTGTGGTTCGACAGCGTCGCCGAGTCCGCGAGGTCGTAATCCTGGGCATAGACATAGGCGATGCCGGAATAGTTGATCGCCTGAGCGGGGAATTTGGACGTCAGATAGCCCCACACAGATTGGGTCGGCGCGCCGGTCGCGAGGCTCAGCCCGGCGGCCGATAGCGTCGTCAACACGGCAGTGTCCTTATAGATCGTGCGGATGCCCCGAATGCCGCTCGCGCCGCCTTCGCAAATGCCCATGATGATCGACGCGGTATAGGTATAGGTCGTGTTCTTGGAACCGCCGCCCAGCCCCTTGCCCGCGGTGGTCTTGGTGGTGTGCGGGATCGCCGTGAAGGCGTTGTACCAGATGAGGTTGCACTTCATTCGGCCGCGACCCCAGCCAAGCGAGATGGGCAGGCCCAGGGTAGACGATTGGACCTGCAAGCCGTTGAGCTTCGGTGATGTGGTCGAGGTAGACTTGCCGCCCATCATTGATCCTCGAACAAGGTGAAGAACTTGACCGGCCGGGAGCGCAGCTCCTCGTCGCGATCGGCGTTTCCGCGCACGACGCCGCCGCCGCGGATGACGGCGTGCAGCACTTCGGGCATGTCGATGACGATCGCCGCGTGCGAATAGCAGCGGCCGTACTTCCAGATCGCGAGATCGCCGGGGCCGACCGCCCCGCGCGCGATCTCGCGTGCAAACCGCGTGACCCAGCCCAGGAACTGCTCCTCGTCGCGATGCAGCATCCATTGCGGCGAGTAATCGGGCTCGACCCGTGGGATCAGGCCGACCGCTTCATAGACCATCGCCGGCAGCATCGCGCAGTCGACCCCGACGCCGCGCAACCGCGCCCGGTGATGGTATGGCGTTCCCTCCCAGCCGAGAGCCTCGCGCACCACGTCCTGGCGCGTCATCCGAACGCCGTTTCCGGCACTGGCACGTATGGCGTCGCCTTGAACCGCCCGAGATTGTTGAAGCGGAGCGAACACCGGCTCTGCGTCAGATCGCACCCGGGATAGGCGGTGAAAGTGTTGCCGGCGACGGGCACCGTGGGGAGGGGAGAAACGAGCTGGAACAAGCCCGCCCCATCGTTCGCCATAACTGTCGCCGAGATGCCGGTATTTGGTCCCGACGTGAACACGATGCGCCCTTGCGCGAAATCATTGGCCGGCGGCGTGAGGCTGGTGTCGAACATTGTGAGCGTCGGGGTTGGCGACGCGCCGACCGTGCCGGTCACGGCGAAGGCCGCGGGATTGAGCGCGCAGCCGGCGTCATAGACGGCATGCAGACAGGCCGCCTGATAGAGATTGGCCGGCATGTTGGCGTTGAGCAACACGGTCCAGGACGACACCGTGATCGTGGCACCGTCGCCAGTGATCGCGCTGATCGCGGTGACGCGCCCGGAAAACCTCAGCACGGTGCCGACCACCGGCAAGCCCCAATCGGTCAGGAAGGCGCGGTCCAGTCTCACATTCGCGCCGTCGAAACCGTGCCCCCGGATGAACGGGATGATCGGCACGCCGTTGATCAGATCGTCGGGGCTCGCGGTGATCGCCATGTCGACGGTCGTGACGTCGAGCCCGATCTTCTCGCTGATGTCCTGCCGCTCGATCAGCGGGCCAAGCGCATAGACATGACCACCCGAGACGATCGGGACATCGCCGCCCGACCATCTAATCACGGCGCCGCCGACCAGCGTGATGGTCCAAAGGTCGACCATCTGGAAATCCGCGCCGCCGTTGAGCAAGGCGATCAGCGAAGGCGATGCTGCTTTCATGGTCAGCCCTTGGTCGTGGTGAAGGAGAGCCCGTCCTGCGACCACAGGCCCTGCATCATCTGGTTGAGCTCGAGCGCGTCGTCGTCGAAGCGGCACACGAACATGAAGCGCCCGGTCCAGGTCAGCACTTTCCCGGCTGCGGGCGCGCTGGCGAAGGTGATCACTCCGCGCGGTCCAACCGTGAAGCTCGCGATTGGCGTCGTGTCGGCGAACACGGTCGGCGCGCCGAGCACGCTTCCGATCGGCTCGGAAAAGACCGCGCTGCCGAACGCCATGCTCCGAACAAGCTGGAACTTGGTCGTTACGCCGTCGCCGACCCCGAACCGCTGGTCGACGACGGTGTTATCGCCGGGGTCGAAGAACAGAAACTCCTGATATTGCCCGCCGTGCAGCAGGAAGAAGGCGGCCAGTCGCTCGAGGTCCGGCGTCGACGGCAGGTCGCGCAACACCTCATAGGCGACCTTGAACTGCCAGCGCGGATAGGACCAGGTCTTGCGCCGTCGCTCGCGGCCGGAAGCTGCCGTCGCGATCTTCGTCGCCCATATCGGCTTCTTCACCATCAGGAACGATTGCCCGATCAGCGTCGGGAACACGTCGGCATCGTCGATCGACGGATCGGCGGCGACGAGCCAGCGGGTCGGCAGATAGAGCGTGGGCAATCTCGTCTCCAATCGAATGGGCTGCGCGGATCGCCGCGGGGCTCGGTAGGGAAGATGCCGCGGCCGCGGCGGCGCAGATGCGGTCGCAGACCGGCGCTCGCGGCGCCTGTGCCGGCCGCACATTGGTCACCTGCCAAAATCCGTAACCGGCGCCGACAATCGCATCCAAATTGGAGCTATCGACCGGTCCGATATCTTGCGCGGCGATCGCGTATCGCTAGCCTGGCGACCGACAATTCCGGCATCGTTTCAAGGATGTGCGCAATGACGTTCGTGATTTTCGATGTTGACGGCGGCGGCCCAATTCACGCAATAGGAAACCCAAGGGGGAAATATTCCAATGGCTCAGATTTCTTGTCCGCAATGCCGCAGCGCGACACCGCGCGCGGGCTTCGGCTTCGTCAAGATCGCGGTGGCAATCCTGTTCTTTCCTATCGGTCTGCTAATCCTGTTGACTGGCCGCAAGCCGACGGCCTGCCGCCAATGCAATTTCCTTTTTACGACCTGATCCAGCCTGTCTGCCAAGCATCTCGGACAACTGGTCATCGCATCGGCCCTGATGCCCAATGTGCATCCGCGGTAAATCAGCGGACGCCAAGCAAGACCGGCAGTGCGAAGGCTTGGCTGGCGTCGAAAGGTGCAGCAGGAAGAATCAGGATCCGGCACGCCGCGGCATTGTTGGCAATGGTGGCGATTGGGGCCGCGTCGCCCGCGCTGGCGGACAATCTGGACAAGAAGGCCAATGCGGCGGCGATCGCCACCATCAAGGCGCGAGCGGAACAGTTGCGTGCCGACCCGCGAGGGAGGAAGTGCCTCGGTGCCGACGCCGTTACCTGCCTCGCGAGCCTCAGTTTTGGCCTAACCCTGACGACGGAGCCGTTATGGATGGGCGGCGGTTTCAAACTGCCGGGACCGGTCCAGCGCGATATCCATGGCGAGGCGGTGTCAGCGACGATGGATTTCCTGATCAGATTCAATCCCAAGGACCGCTATCTTTTCAACGACAGCATGGTCGGCGCCAAAATCAGCCTCAGCGACGGCGAGCATGTCGACAGCGTGCATTTCGATCTCAAGGAAAACCCCCTGCTGGCCGTGACCGAGGCCGACTGGGATGCAACCCATGTTTTCGAATTGGCCACGACGGTGCTTGGTCCCGCTTGCATTGGGACCGATCGCCTCGCCTTCTATCGACGCTACGATGCGATACAGCGCCAGGAATCGACTCCTGACAAGGTTGAAGGCCGTTACCGAAACCGTCACGTTTGGTCGTCGACCTCTGGCAGCACGAAAATTTGCGGCGTGACCATGACCGCCATGCGTATCCGCGCATCCTCCCCCTCGATGGGCTCGTATGGCGGAGCAACGCTGATGTTCGATTTGTGACACTATTCTGGGCGCTTAGTCATAACATCGCCGCCCGTTCTCAGCCCGGTAGCGCGAACCCCAGCTTCCCCTCGCGGTGAGCCATTTTCATAGCCTTGGCGAAGGCGTTGCGGTTGGCGATGATCTGGCTTTCGGTGAGCCCGCGCGCGCTATGGTCGTGGTAATGGTAGCCGCCGCCAGCCGAAGACGGGTCATTCGCCGCGACCGGCGCGTTCGAATTGGCGGCGACGCCCCCCAGCATGGTCCGCAAGGGCTGCGCGGCCCAGGCTGGCAGGACCATTTCGGACTTGTGCAATTCGGTCAGCGCGCCATCGTGAGGCACGTCGTACCAGCCACCGGCAGCGGAAAAACTGGCAAAAGACATTGCGTAACTGGACATCAAGGTTCCGAACCCGGGCGCTGCCAGGTCGAGCGGCCATGGGGCGGCGGCGTAGGACGCCACGCCATTGGCTCCCGCGACTCCGGCTGAGGTGGTGATCTGTTCGATCGCCGCGGCCTTCGATGCGGCCTTTCCTAGGAGTAGCGCGGAAAGATGCTGCACCAGCCATTTCTGAATGATCTGCGCCAGCGCGTCCGACAGAACACCGACCATCCCCTTGTAGAGATTCTGGAGGGTGGTCGCGAAGGATTGCTGGAAAGTGAGCAACTTGGAGATATTCTGGCCCCATAGCTGCGCGGTTGCGTTGATCGCCTGGCGCTCGACTTGCGTGCGCTCGAGCAGCGATTTGCGCTCGATCTCGGCAAGCTTCGCCTTCGACGTTCTGGCCGCATCCTCCTTCTTTTTCTGCAGCGTCTTCCAGTCCGCCGAATCCTTCAGATAGAGCTTCTGCTCCTCATCAAAAAACTTCTCCTCGTTAGCCATTCTGGCCTGCTCGGCCTTCTTCTCGTCCTGCAGCAATTGGCCTTGGGTTTTGACGCCCATCTGGACCAGGAATTCGTCCGATTTCTGGACGGCGTCGACGCGGTCCTGCTGGTCCTTTTTGAATTTCTCGATCGCTTTATCGTCGATCTTGCTCACCTCGGCGGCGGTTTCGCTCGCCGAGGCAACGATCTGCCCATCGGCCTGTCCGGCGCTCTTGGCCTTTTCAGCGGCAACAGGGGAGGCCTTGCTGGCGCTCCCGCCAGTGGCTGCCCGGCGCGTGCCACCGCCGCCGCCCCGGCCGGACGTTCGCCCGTTTTCGCCATTATGGCCATCTGTCTTGCCGCCGTCGCCGCCGGGCACATGCGCGATTCCGCCTTTAGGAGCCGAGCCGGCAACCGCCTGTCCGTTGGCCGCCGCCGCCACGGTCTTCGCCAAGTCGACATAGGCCGCCTTGATCTGCGCCGCCGTCTCGGTCGCATGCTTCTTGATGCGGTCAAGACCAGCTTGCCAGTCGCCCTGGATCGCACCCCAATTCAGCGTGAACACATCGCGCGCGATCGTGCCCATCATCGTCAGCCGGTCGATGAACCCGATGATCAGTGCCTTGATCACCTGGATGACGATCGTAATGCCGTCCTTCAGGATTCCCCAGGCATCCTTGAACAGGTTGAGCGCGGTTTCCGCCATTTGGGTCGCATTCGGTGTCTGCACCCCGAAGGCGTCGCTGATGTCGCTGACCAGCGCCCCGACGATATCGACGACCGCGTCCCATAACGCCTTGAAGATACCGGCCACGGCGTCGATTTCGACACCCAGGTTTTTGACCACGGCGACGATCACCTCAAAGATCGTGGCGACCGTTCCGCCCGAATTGTAGCTGTCGATACAGGCCTTCACCAACCCGGTGAAGCTGCCGACGATATCGGTCAGCACCGGCGCCAGCGCGTCGGTCAGCACATTGCCCATGCCCGTCCAGGCAAGCTGCGCCTCGTTGACCGACTCGCCCAGCTTGGTGCCGCGCTCGATCGCCCGATCGTTGGCGACGCCATAAGATTCGGTCTTCTGCGCGAGAGTGGAGATCGCTGCGCCGCCCTGGTTCAGGAACGGGATCGCCTCGGCGCCCGCCTGGCCCATCAGCTTGATCGCCATCGCGGTCTTTTGCGGGCCATCGGCGGTTTTGGCGAATTTGTCGGCGACTGTGGTCAGGATCGTCATCTGATCCGACCCGGCCTTGATATCGATGCCGAGCTTCTTGAACGTATCGGGGCTCTTGCTGAAATTCTTGTCCAGTGCCGCCGTGCTCTGCGACAATTTGGTGAAGTCGGTCCCGGTCGCTTTCGCCATCCCCTGCAGCAATTGTACCTGGTGCGTCGACATGCCGAGCTGCTTCGACAGCATCGACACCTTCTCGGACGATTCTCCCATCGCGACAATGGCCTCGGCGGCCTGTTTGCCCGCTGAGTACAGATCACCGGCAATGTCTTTCGCGCCGCTGATGCCTTCCATCAGCTTGCCGATCCCGCTTTTGCCTTCGCCGGACTTGGCCGCCATTTCCTGCAATGCAGCGCTATTTTCCTTCAATGCGCTGGTCACTTCGTTTAAGCCTGCCACGATCTCCTGCGGCTTCAGTCCCCGCATGCTGGCGGTCAGCGCATCCATGGACTGGGTGCTGCGTTCGACCGCACCGCGCATCCCGGCAAAGCCTTCGGTCATGCTGTCCGCGGCACCCTGGATCGTGCTCTTCAGCTCGCCCAGATCGCCGCGGACCTCTTGTATGCCCGCCTCGACTCCGGATGTGTCGGCCGTGATCCGGATAGAGACGGTATCGCTCATGACATGTCCTTCAGTCTCTGGAGTATCGCGCGTGATGCCGCCGCCGTGTCGCCGCCGCCGACTGGCATCGCGACCTCGGCGGACAGCCGCGCGAGCGTTGGCTGGCTCGGCGAGAGTTCACGGGTCTCGGCCGAATGGCGGTCGTCGCTGGGGATCAGGTCGACTCCCAGGGCGCCGGCGATCGCGACCGCCGCGATGTTGAGCGGCGGACCGGTACGCCGCCAGGTCCGATGTTGGGCATCGACATCGGCCAGCCCCCAATCCCGTTCGATCGCGGCCTTCGATCCGCCTTCGATCCCGGCGGCGATCAGATCGTGGACGAGCTCGGCAAGTCCATCATCGAGGCTCCCGCCGGCGCCGCTTCCGTGGGAGCCGCCGCTTCCCCCTTGCGCTGCAGCCCCGATTCCTCGCTCAATTCGACGAAAGCGGTCTGCAAGCCGACGAACTCGTCCATCGACACGTTCGCCTCGAGATAATCGGGCGTCAGTATGGGATCGACCTTGACCAGCCCGATCGACAGGACGTTGAGCAGGTCGACCGCCGAGTCCATCAGATCGGACAGCGATCCGCTGCCGTCGGTCTTGCGCTGGATATTGTCGATGAACGGCGCGGCCCGGCGCAATTCGCCGAGTTTGTAGGGCGCGATCGCGAAATCGCGCCCGAGGATGCGGATGGTCGCCATCTTACTGCGCCGACCCCCATTTCAGTACGTTGCCCGACGGATCGGCGAACGCCGAGAAATCGAGTTCCGGGATCATGAAATCGTCGACCTTGGTCTGCAGCGCGAGCTTGTTCGACACGCAGGCGAACAAGGTCAATGCCAGCCCGTTACCACCCAGTTGATTGAAGAAATCGGCACGGAAAGTGGGGGCCTGGCCCATCTGGATGTTCTGCACCACCGAGGTCTTCGCGACCGTCGAGGTCGCGGTATAGCTGTAGCTGATGAAGACCAGCTTGCCGGTGTCGGCGGAAGCGAACAGATATGCGCCCGCCGTGACGCTATACTGGCCAGCGGCGGGAGCCGAGGCAACGCGGGTCATCGGGTTGCCGCTGGCATCTCGCACGCCCAGGTCGCCCGCCCAGGTGCCGCTGCCCGGCACGGTCGGAGTGATCGTGAACGGAGTCGACGGGATAGTTGCCCCGGTCACATCGTTGACGATGCTGTAGAGGCTCGATGTCACCGTCTGGCCGAAGAACAGGCTGTTCATCACCGCGCCGTTGAACTGGCCGTATTTGGCCTTGCCGGTGATCTTCATCTTGCCGCGGCCGACAGCGACCGGGAACTGGTTGGAACCATAGAGCTCCTTGATGTCGCCCTGGATGTCGATCGACACTTCCTGCGTCACCGCCAGCATCAGCGGGGTGGGGTTGGCGATTGCCGCCCCCGTTGCGTCGAAGGTCGGCGTGCCCCACAGCACTCCGGCACCGAAATTGTACATGGCCATGCCATTTCTCCAATAAAAAGCCCGCAAAAAGCGGGCATTAACGGTCGTGGTTGAAAGTGATTGGAAGCTTAGGCCGGAGTGCAGCCCGCGCGTGCGATCTGACGCCGCTCGTCTTCGCTCAGGTCAGAGGGCGCCGTCAGCACGCCATGCTCGATGGCGATCTCGCGCCCGGTCGACAGGATGATCGCGCTGACATGGTCGGGCCCCGCGAAACGCAGCGGCAAGGGCGAGGTTGTTGGGGTCTGGCCGGTCGCCGGATCGCCGTCCGCTTTCGGCATCTGAGGATCGGTGGCGGCCGCGGTGGATTGCGATCGTGCCATTGGTTTCTCCATTCGGTTAGCTCTGCGTTCTCAGGGAAGGATGATCGTGATCGGCACGATCAGCATGGCCTGACCGTCCAGGTCGCCATTGTCCTTGTGGATCGTACCGTCGATGAACGCGCGATAGGCCAGCCCGTCCAACGTCTGCCGCGCACCCGGTAGCGCAGGCCGGAACGCGGCCTGGATCGCGTCGAGGATGGCGTTGCTCGTTTCGGCGGGAGTGGCCGCCTGATCCTTGCCGCCGCGATGATAGATGATCCAACTCGCACGCAGGCTGTGCTTGTCGAGCTGGCCATCGAGCGAGACGACCGTCTCGGTGCCCTCGATCTGGTAGAGCCCGGGTACCGGCGCCTTGTCCCACATCTTGAGCCGGCGCGAGCGCTCGACGAACGTCTCGTCGTTGCTCCAATGCACGTCGGCGAGCGCCAGAAGCGCGTCGAACACCTCATTGCGTGTCATCCGATCGCCTCCTGTGCGGCGGTGATCGCCGCCAATTTCAGCGCTGCGGCGATCTCGCCGGCCTCATCGTTCAGTGCGCTTGCCAGATAGGGACGCGCCGGAAAGCGGGATCCGGGATGGTGGACCACGCGCGCGAAAACATGTTTGCCGCCCGCCGCGAAGGCGAGCGCCTTGGCCTTATCGGGCACGATATCGTGCGGCGACGTACTGCCACCATGTTCCAGGATCGCTGCATAACGCACGCTATCATTGACGAATACTTCGCCGGAAATGCTGCCGCCCTTGACTTCGATGATGCGTTCGACCGCGCTTGCCAGGCGACCGGTGCGCGCGTTCAGCATCTGACCGTGAAGCTTGTCGTCGATCACATGCCGTTGCAGTTCGGCGGTCGCCGCTGCTACCTTGGCTTCGACCGCGGACGACACGTCCGACGACAGACGATCGAGCCCGGCACTCAGCGCCTCCGCATCCAGGGTCATGCTCATAACGGCGCCGCCAACATGTAATTGTTGAGCCGCGCCAGCACGGCCTGGTGCATCGCCTCGCGGCTGAACGCCACGGTGGTCGCGCCCGAACTCGCATGGCTGGTCTCGCCGATATGCGTGCGCGCCGAATAAGCCTCACCGACCAACTCGGTCACCGCCAGCATCAAATCGGCGGGCACCGCATCATATCCCGCGACATAGGTCACCCGAACCGGCCGGTCGTACGGCGTACGCGATCCGACCAGGATCACGCTGCGCCCATCGGTCGCGACGCCCGATGCGTTGCCGATCGCGTCGACCACAGTGTCGATCCGCGTCTCGCCCCATTCGACCGACGTCACCGACTGGACCGGCCAGTTCCTCAGCAGGAGCCGCGATCCCCCGGTACCGCGATAGGTTTCGACATGCGTTGCCGTCAGGACATTCCGCTGGATCGTGTTTTCGACGAACGCCGACACCTGAGTGACCAGATCGGTCAGCAGCGCATCGTCATTGTCGCTCGAAATGTTGAGCCAGCGTTTGACCGCCGACAGGGTGGTGAGGTCGCCTGCTGCCATGACGTCACCGGCCCACGAAGTTGAAGCCGTGCGCGAGCAGTTCGGCCGTCGCCGCGATCGGCACCGTCACGAGACCTTTGGCATCGACCGCGAAAGACTGTCCGCGCCAGCTACATCCAGCGCCGTCCTCATGACGCATCGCGACGCTATCGGCGGGCGCCGCGTTGGACGCACGGCGCGGGGAAGGATTGTTGGCCATGCGGCATCTCCACTCGCGAAATGAAAAGGCCCCGCCGGTCATCGCGGCGGGGCCAGGAAGGCCCGGGGTAGGGGTGGGCGCCCGGGAAGGAGGATCAACCGTTGGCGATATTGGCGATCACGCCCATCGCGAACGGCGCATAGACCGCCAGCGTCTCTTCGACATACACGCCCGACATCTCGGCACGCGTCGTGATCGGCCAATCGATCTGATAATAATCGCGACGCACCTTCATCTCCGCGACGTTAGGCACTTCGCTCGATTGATATTGGACCGGCAAGTCGCCCGCCCAGCCCAGGATCGTTCCCGCCGACACATTGGGATGCAGGCGGATCGGAATCTTCTTGTTGAGGTACGGATTGTAATAATATTCGACCACGCCGCCGGCGGTCAGTGCGACTTCGCCCGCCTTGGGATCCTGAAAGTAATTGAGCAGCGACGCGGTGCCCGACGCGAGCACCTTCTTGGTGATGTTCCGCTGCTCCTGGCTGTTCACGTACAGCACGTCGACCGAGCATTGATAATTGTCCCACATCGACTGCATCATCACGTCGATCTCGGTCACCGATCCCTGGCCCGAAGAGGTCAGCGTCGTGCCGGCGCCCGGCGTACCGGTAGCGAGATAATTGACGTACGCGCCCGATCCAGCCTTCAGCGCAGTGGTTAGCAGGCCATCGAACGCGGTCGAGTTGGTCGAACAATCCGCGCTGACCGCGCTCGCCGCCTGGCCGGTGCCGACCAGCGGCTTGGCGAAGACGACGCTATTGGTCGAACTGATCGCCTCGAGTTTCTCGCTGCCTGCGGTGCCGACAAACCAGGCATAGCCCGCCGCGCCCTGAATCGCCGGGACGCTGCACGACAGCGCCTGGCCGGCGGTCGTCGCCTGGCTCGCGGCCGACGATTTCATCGACGAGCCGCCATTGATCGAGAAGCTCTTGCCGTCCGCGCCGGTCACCGACTTCGACGTCGCGACGCCGCTCGATAGCGAGCTGTTGCGCATGCCTTCCATGGTCAGTGCGACGACGATCACCGAATAGGTCACCGATCCCGGCAAGGTCGATCCGGTGCCGCCAGCGCTCAACGTCGGCGCGCTCGGCGTGCCCAATGCCAGCGAGGCATTGCCGAAGATCACCCCGGCTTCCTCCTTCAGCATCGTTTTCTGCAACAGGCGCTGCGTCATCGACGCCTTGATGTCCTCGAACGTGCGGCCGGCGGAGATCGCCTCGAACGTCGCCTGATCTTCCTCGCCCAAAGTACGATACGGCGCGGCGCGGTCGGCGGTGGTGTACGCCATCTGCCCGGCACGCTGGCCCTCGGGCACCCAGGGCGTGTTGTCGAAGCCCGATCCGGTCAGCGCGGTGACCGACTTCCAGTTGGTCGCGGTGCCGCCGCCGCCACCGACGCGCGGCAGCGATTTGATGATCGGCGTGTTGACCGGATACAGGTTCTTGGCCGGTGCCTGCAGGTCATAAGCAACCAGACCGGTGCCGGTCGAAATCGCTTTTTCGACCATGTCGGGGCGGCCGCCCGCCATCAGCATGATCGCACGCGAAATATTCTCGTCGGGATTCGACAGGCTGGAGACGAGCGACTTCTTGATCTCGTCGGGAGTCAAATTGGTCATTGCTATCCGTCCTTTGGATAGGCGCAGGAGTGAGGCCCGGGCGCAACGGCGCGGGCGACAGGTTCAGGCGGCTGCGCGGGCCGCGTGAATCAGGGTCGGGTTGGACAAAGCGATGCGCAACAGGAACTGGCCTCGCTCCTGCTCTGGCAGGGTATCGATCACTTTCTTGAGGTCATCGGCACTGATCGCCGACGCGCCATTGGCGGAATTAGGGGAGATGTCCTCGGCCTTGCTTACCGCGCGCAGCTGCCCGGCCGCGGTCCTGGGTGCGGCGGGCTCCGCCTCCACCCGTTCCAGACGCTTGGTCAGATCGCCGATCGTCGCATTCAGCATCGTGATCGTGTCGCCGAAACGCTTGGCCAGGTCGGCCATAACGACGTCGCCCAGCGCGTCCCCACGCCGTAGCTTCTCCGTGTCTTCCTCGGGATCGGGAGCGGGCGGCGCAGCTTGCGGGCGAGGGCGCCCGGCGGCGTCCGCGGAGGGTTGGTCCCCGTCGCCACAATTCTCTTTGCAGCATTGCGCACCCAGCGCGACGAGGTGGTCGTGCGCCGCCTGGACGCGATCGGCATCGGCTTGGGCCCCGGCATCGTCGTTGCCGGCGCCATCGGCGTCGCGGCCGGTCGCGACGCGCTTCACCTGATCCTTGTTGCCCGGCGCCGACTTTGTCTTGGGCTTGGGTGGCGGTGCGTCGTCGTCAGCATCGGCCGGTGCATCGCCATCGCGGCGCGCTTCGGACGTATCCGTGTCGGCGTCGCTATCGGCTCGCGCGTCGGCTGGCTTGGGTTGGGGTTTGGCCGAGGGTTGCTTGTCCTGATCCTCCGGCTTGCCACCGTCCGCATCCGCGGCGGGAGCATCGTGGTCGTTATCGGCATCGGCTTCGGCTGCCTCCGCATCGGGACGGCGATCCTCGTCCTCGTCGTTCTCGTCCTCGTCGTCGAGGTCGCTCGCCAGCGCCGCGGCGATCAGCCGTTCGCGCGCCTTGAACAGGAAGTCCTTGTACCGCCGCGACCCCGCGTCATCGGCGAGCTCGCGGGCCTTCGCGACCACTTCGTCGCCACTCGGAACATAATCCATATCGGCCTTCCACATGTTGATGACGGCGTCCGGGTTGCACGGGCTATCGACCAGGCTGATCTCGACCAGCTTCAACGCGGTGACGACGCTGCGATCGGCGGTGTCGCGCTTCAGCACCTTCCCGCCGATCGAGAAGCCAGCATAAACCCCTGCGCGCACCTTGGTGATCGCCAGCGGATCGACGACATGCGCGCAGATCTGGGTGATGCCATGGTCGTCGACCTCGGCCTCGACCACGCGTCCGGCGGCGCTCGGCTCGTGCATCTCGCGAAGCGCGGGAAAGCGTCCGTAATCGGGTAAGGCCGCCTTCATCGCCGCGGCGGTGATCGTCTCGCCCTGCTGGTCACGCGTCTCGGAAGAGGCGACGCCCCAGACCTTGATGGTCCCGTCCTCCTGATCCTCGACCTTGGTAATCGCGCCGAACTGGCGAAACCGCGTCATGCGATGGCTGTCCTTTCGATGGCGTGAGTGAACGCACCGCGACCGCGGCGAGCAGGAACTCGACGGTGTGTTTGATGGAGCTCAGATATTTTCGGCGCTCGGGCCCGACGGCGAAACGACGATACGCTCCATCAGTACGGCGCCTTGCGTTGTATAGATCATCGGCCGCGAGCCCAGTCCGTCTACGAGTGGATCGTCCCCCCGCGCATGCCGCACTTCGTCAACCGTCTTCGACCCATTCCGCAAATCGCGATCGTCGATCTCCGACTGCACCAGCGGGTCGATGCTCGTCGCTTTCACGAAAGCGAATTCCAGGTCGGGATAGCCGAACTCGATCTGGATCACGTCGTCGATCCAACGCTTCATCCATAGCTGCAACGGCTCGAGCCCTTCCTCGAGCGAGCGCTCCTGGTCCTCCATCGCGGTCGAGCGGTTCATCTGGCGCACGAACGGGGTAGGGGGCAGCGAGAAGGCGAAGGCGACGATCCGCGCCAGCCATTCGTCGAACTCGTCCTTGATCGGCGCCGCCTTGAACGCGGTGAATTGCGATCCGTGCGGCCCCCAGACCAGCTTGTTCTGCTCTGCGGCATTGCCCGCGATCCGGTCATCGAACCATTGCTGCAATTCCTGGATCTTCGCCGCGTCCCATCCTTCGGGCGCGTTGAGCAACCCTGCCGGCACATTGCCTTCGGTGAAGTAGCTCAACTGCGCGGCCTGACGCCGCAGGATGGTGTTGATCGTGACGACGATCTGCTCGACCGGTCCGAAGCCATAGAGATGATGCGGCCGCACGTTACGCGGCGCGTAGAGCAGGTCGGCGTTGGTCAAATTCGCCCAAACCACGCCCTTGATCACTTGCTGATAGGCAATGTCGGTCGGTCCGCGCGGCCGGCGCCCGGTATCGTCGACCATCGGGTGGATCGTATCGCCCGGCACGATCTCGAGCGCGATCAGCTTGCCGCCGCGGTTGCGCCGTTTCTCGAACGCCGGCGCGTCGAGCGTCAGCAGATCCTCGAGACTCGACCGCATGAACGTGGCGAACGGCGTGACCCCATCGGGCTTGCGCCAGAACCGCGTCAACTCGGCGATGCGCGGATCGTCGGTGATCTTGGGTGCACCGTCGACCGGCTTGATCTGCCAATCGAGCCGCTCGACCTGATCCTTGCGCGTCTCGATCGCCAGCCGCACCAGCTCGACATTGGCGAACGCCCGCAATGCCGGGAATCCGGTTTGCTCATAAGCGCGCGGCTGCAATGTCGCGTTGATATTCGGCTTGAAGTCATACCCGCGCACCGGCTGCTGCACGACCGGCGCGAGTGGAAAGCCGGGCGAAAACGGCCCCCATGCATTCTCGTTGCTCGAACTCCCCCAGCTATAGGTGACATTGGCCTGCACGCCGCCTTTGGGCATGTGGTTCTCCTTTGCGGGTAGCGCGACGCGTGCGCCGTGCCATGACCTGGTGAAGGGATGAGTGTAGGGATCGCCAGCCACAGCCATTGCGGCTAGCCCATGCCAAATGCGCGTCACCGCTATCGAAATGTTTTTGGATTCGTCGGGCGAATACCGCGGACGCATCTGCCGCCGCGGCGATGACCTGTGGGTATTCGTGATCGAACGGTTGGCCGAGGAAACCGACGAATTCCAGTCTTATTGGATCAACGGCGAGCCCTCGGGCCTCTATCCGACCCGCAACGGTGCGGTGTCGGCGCTTAGAATCGTGTTTGGCGAGATGATGCCGATCGAAGGTGTTCTGCCGGTCGTCTTCGATACCGATGTCGGACCCTATCCCGAACCCTGAGCGAGCGATCGCTTCTCAATCGTCGGGGTTAGCTGTTGGCGGCCTGTAGTCGCGCGCGCGCCGCGTCCACGATCGATTGCTGACGATGTTCGCTGAACGAGATCGTCCGACCCGAAGGAGTGACAATCGAGCAGCGAAAATAGGGATCGCCTTCCCAATCCTTCTCTTCGGCGCAGACAGGTCGGGCAAGCCACTTCTGCGGAAAGCGCTCGACCCGGCTGAGCCCGATCCAGCGCTCGTGAATGACGACTTCTCCATTGTGGATCACCAGCCGGACGCGAGGCTTGCCATAGAGGCGGACACAGGCCGCGCATCCGAGCAGCCACAACAGCACGATGATCGCGACATCAGTGACCGGATCGAACATGCGGACGGCGTATTCGCGTGCAAACAGCCAGACGAACAGCGCCGCCATGAAGGTCATGGCGACGATATCGAGCCATTTCAGGACGGGCCTGTCGTTCACAAAGACCTGCTCCGCATGGGGCATGCGTCAAGCCTCCTCGCCTGGCGCGACACTAGGGTTGATATTTGTCAAAACCGTTAAGTCGCCAAAGCCGAGGCTGATCGCAACGCGATAGGGTGAAGTTACCGAATAGCCCGAGTTCGAGAAAAGCGGTGCTCGTCGTTCGATCAGTCTTTCCGCGCCGCCGACCCTGCGGCATTCGCCGTGCGGACCAAGTCCAGAAACCCTGCCGACGCTACTGCATCCTCCGCCGGCCAAAAGGCCATCACCAGCGCATCCGCCTTGTTCGGCGACCTCGTGCCTTCCGGCTTCTTGTCCACCACCAGTTTCAGTGCGCCGTTCACCGCGCGCGTTGCCTGGCTCAATTCCTTCCGCAGCGATGCCAGGCCAGGCATATCGCGCGGCAGGCTGATCAGGTCGGCGGGATCGTAGATCTCGCCCGCCGTCACCGCCTTGTGCGTGCGCTCGAAGCGCAGCCGCAATTGCCACCAGGCCTGCGCCTTCAAGTTCGCGTAGAAATCGCCATTGACTGGCGTCTCGCGATCCCCCGGCACGACATGCTCGCGCGGCCGGAGCGGCGCGGCCCCAGCGTTCCACGGCCGAAACGTGATCCCGGCAGGCAGCAACGCCAGCCCATCGGCATCCACGTCATCGCGCAGCCGGTTGGCTTCCGCCTTTACCCCGGCGCCAACGCCGATACTGTCATATTGCAGCGCGACCGTTCGTCCGCGCAGCCGGCCGACCGCCAGTCGTGTCGCCTTGCCGACATCGCCTTCGCCCCAATCGTCGACCGAATGGACGATCGATCCCTTGGCGATGGCCAGCGCATGCCGGTCGCCACCCTCATCAGCCGGATCAAGCGCCGCGCGCCACGCGCCTTCATCGTCGAACCCGAGTGCTACATGTGCATCGATCGCGCTCGCCACCCAGTCGCCGGGAATGATGATCCCCTGGACCGCGGCGGTGTAATTGCGATCGACTTCCTGCGCGAAGACGTGGAGCAGCCCGTCCGTCGCAGCCTTGGCCCGCCGCCCGGCATACCAGGCGGCGTCCTTGGCCGGATGGTCGCGCCAATCCATCACGAACACATTGACCCGGTCGGCGGCAAGCGTGGCGCCCGGCGCCCATTCGACCCCGCTTTCGCGCCGGCGATGGAACACATTGCCCGGTCCGTTGACGGAGCTCATGTCGATCTGCACGTTGGTCGTGTCGGCCAACGCCGCCTCGATCTTCTCGGGCCGTTCGTAATGCGCGCTCTCATCCTTGAAATAGATCAGCTTGCGCCCGCCGCGCCCGATATTGTCGCCGGACTCGCCGGTGATCGTGGCGCCCGTCGCGCGATTGACGATCTTCATGCTCGACATGTCGTCGCGCGGATCGAACCCGGCGGGCAGCATCAGCCGGGGCAAGTGGCGGATGATGATCCGCATCTTCTCGAAAATACTGTCTGGGTCACCGATCTTGTCGACCAATTGCTCCTTGCGCGAACCCCATCCTATGGCGGCGCCGGGACGGTATAGCCACAACCATACCGAGAACGCGCAAGCCAGCCATGTCGCGCCCATGTCGCGCGCCTTCTCGATCAATCCGCTCTGCTGCCCATCGACGCAGGCGTGCAGGAAAGCGATCATCTCGGCCTGGCGCGGAAAGGGCACGAATGGCATCACCGTCGGCGCATCGCTCGCCGCCTTGCGCGGGTCGTACGTCACTGCCCAATGCGCAATCCAACTGATCGGACTCTCGCGATACCGCCCGGCCAGCCCGGCGCGCAGCCCGGCATCCGCCTTCAGCCGCCGTAACCGATGCTGTCGCGCGATCAGTTCGGCGACATAGTCGGGCGGCCAAGCCGAATGGACCGACGCGGTGGCCATAGTCACCCCAATTCTTCCCGATAGCGCTCCGCTGCCTCACGCGCCGACATATCGCGCGTGATCGGTTCCGCGGCGCGCGCGCCATGTGGATCGGGCGCCGAACCCTCGCGCCGTCCTGCGCGCGTCTTTTCCCACCACAGCATCGCCGTGGTGTTCCCGTTCATGGCGGTCTCGAACAAGGTCAGCGCGATTCGGGCATTGGCCACTTCGACCCCCGCATCGAGTTCAGCGCGGCACCGTCGTTTCAACGTCGCCGCGCTCATGCCCATGATCCGCGCGATGATCGCATGCGGCGCTCCGACCTCTGCAAAGCGTCGTACGTCCGCACGCATCGCGTCGGTGATTTCGATCGTTACCCGCCGGCTCTTATGCGCAGCATTGGGAACGAGCGCCGCCGCAGGAGCGCCTGACCTCGCAGCGCCCTTGGCCGACGGTTTGGACCGAGTACGCTTCCGTTCCGCCATCCGAACTCCACCCGATCGCCATCCGCCCAGCGTGCCGCGGCAGCCCGCTCCAGCAACGTACGGACGTTGCCGGATGGGTGTCCGAGAAGCGGCGGATTTTCTGCGAGAAAACTGCGCGACGTCGTTTCGGTCGAACGCAAATTTGGATGATTGCTACATACACGTTTTCTCGTGGCAGTCAAGAAGTTTTCACGATTTGTTCTCATTTTCCCCGGATGCATGGAGGAGCGGCCGACGCCGCCCCTCCGTGCGATGGGCTAGGCCATCACCGCCGGCCCGAACCAAGTTGCAAGCGCCTGGTGCAAGCCGCCGTCATTGCCATCTCCTACCCAGGCGACATGGCCGTCGGGCCGGACCAGCACCGCGCTCGGGGCGGGAACCGTACCGATCACCGGCAGCTCCCAGACCCCTTGATAACGGGCATCCAGCAACGTCACCCGGTCTGCCCAGGGCGATATGTCTATCGCGCCCGGCTCATCCAGATTGATCAGCACCGGTCGTGCATCGTGCAGCAATGCGAACACCCGCACCGGGCCGTCGGCGGTAATCAGGTCGAGATCGGGCATCCGCCGCCCGAGCAGCGCGTGCCCTTCGCCAAGATCGTAATGCACGTCCAACCCCGACATCATTCCCGCGACGCGTCGGCGCGGTTCGTCCATGCCCAGCAGTTCGGCGACGATCTCGCGAAGCGCGCCGGAGCGCTCGTCGGCGCGCCGAAGGGCGACTTGCGCCATCGTGCTGCGCAGCACGCGCCCGGCGGCCGGATGACGCTCGGCATGGTAGCTGTCGAGCAGGCGGTCGGGTGCCGTCCCCGCGGCAACTCGCGCCAGCTTCCAGCCCAGGTTCACCGCATCGTGCAGGCCGATGTTGAGGCCTTGGCCACCATCGGGCGAATGAACATGCGCGGCATCGCCTGCCAGCAATATCCGGCCTTTGCGATATGTCGCCGCCTGCCGCGTCGTGTCGCTGAAGCGCGAGATCCAGCTTGGATGGTGCACTCCGTAATCGGTGCCATAAACCGCGATCAGCCCTTCGCTCAGGTCGCTAAGCCCTGGATCGCCGGCACGTCCGGCCCGCTGCTCGGTGATCATGACGCGCACCGTCTTGCCGTCCTCCATCCGGCTCAGCCCATGCAGTCCGATCGCGTCGCGGCGAATGCCCCATTCTGGTTCCTCTTCCAGCTCGACCTCGGCGATCAGGTTGCTGATCGTGGGGTCCCAACCGGGAAAGTCGATCCCCGCCATCTTGCGGATCAGGCTGCGGCCGCCGTCGCACCCGACCAGATAGCGGGTCCGCAACGAACTCCCGTCGGACAGCGCGACGTCGATGCCGGCCTCATCCTCGACGAACCCGATCACGTCACGCGCGCGATAGCTTGGTACCCCCAGCTCCTCGACCCATTCGGCCAGGATGCGTTCGATATGGTTCTGCCACAAAGCGAGCCCGTAATTGTGCCGGGTGGGGAAGTCGCTGATATCGAGCCTAGTGAGCGCGAAGCCCGTGACCTGCATCGTTTCCCCGGCGGCCAGGAAGCGGTCGGCGATGCCGCGTTGATCGAGCAACTCGATCGATCGAGCATGCAATCCGCCCGCTCGCGATCCCGCGAGTTGTTGATCGGCTCGCCGCTCGACGATCGCGACATCGGCGCCCGCCAGCGCCAGTTCGCCGGCCAGCATCAGTCCCGTCGGCCCGCCGCCGCAAATCACGATCGCGTGATCGGTCGCCTTCGTACTGGCGTCCTCGTGCAAGTCATAAGTAGATGATACCGCCCGCATATCGCGTCTCCCTGCGAATCGATGGGGCAGGGGCTTTACGGCAAGTGGCGGGTCTTGAAGCAAGGCCCTTGTGAACTATATCTCGAAAGTGCGGGGGAGATATGTCCGCCGCGCACTCCCGAAATATCACCGCCAATCCGCCGATCCCGCGAAGGGCGTTAGTGCGGCGACGATCGCCGGCAACAGGTCATGGGCTTTGATGCCTACTCATCACGGTGCCCCCAGTAGCTCCCCAGCGCCCAGTCGCGCGTAGACCGCCTCGACATCGTCCCGATCCACATCCCGTCGCGCTGCCGCCGCCATCTCGGGCCACATCCGCAATGCGGTGATCAGCCGTTTGCGCGCGGTCCGCCATTGCATCCCATGCACGCGCGCCAATTGCACGAACGACTGGTCGCTCAGGACCATGTCGAGCACCATTGCCCTCGGCCGCGGGATCGCCTCGCACCACGCGCGATAGGCAACCTCCAGCCGTATTCGTTTCAATGACTCGACCAGCTGGTCCCGCCCCGAATTGGCGAAGTCGACCCGCGTTTCCAGTGACACCGACCGGATCGACCCGGCGCGCCGGATACGCTCCGCCACGCCGGCAATCTCTTCGGCCGCGGCGCGCTCGTCCGCACTGATCTTGCCCAGCCGCTCCATCCGGTGGAGCGGCGATTGCCGCCGCCGCTCGGGCAGCGCATTCGCCTTTTCGTGCGTCTCGGGTGTGCCCTCATTCTTGTGCCGCCATCGCGAGATCATCGCCTCGTGCCGCCGTTCCGATTCCTCGCGCCGGTGCAGCGCCGCGGCCAGACGGTCGGCGGCGTCGGGCCGCTTGTCGCGTTGCGGAAGGGCCGCCAATCGGCGTTCGGCGCTGGCGCGGATCATCGCGAGCCGGTCACCGGCGGCGCCGCCTTCCCGTCGCTCGTCCACCTGCCGGATGTTCGGATTGATATCCGCCAACGTCTTTTCTCCTGATGATTTCGGTGTGCGATTTAGCCGGTGCGATGGCTCAGCCGGTCCGCGGTTCGGCCCCTGGCGCGGGTCGAAGGGATGAGGCCACGATGCCGCTGTAGATCGGATCGGGATGGTCGCAGAGCGAGCGTCCGCAGTCCGCGCACCTCGTTTGCGGTTCGCCCGGCGGCGATCCGCTGGCGCGGTCGTAGCATGCGGGATTGGTCATTGGTGATGAATTGGACATATTGTCCAACATAGCAATCGTCATTTGACGCTTTGCCATGGATCGAAGTCATGGTACAATTTGTCCATGAAAGATCCGATCACGCCAGAGGAATTCGACGCGCTTTACATCGCCAGGGTGAAAGCGCTTCGCCAACACAGAGGGATGACGGCCGGACAGATGTCGACCCTGCTTGGCGTGCCGGCTGAGCGCTATCGCAAGTACGAGTCGCGTACGCCGATGCCGCATGCGCTGATGGAGCAATTTGCCCTGATCACGGGAGTGTCGGTCGAGTTCCTCCTCACCGGACGACGCGTGGCCGGGAAGGGCCCCTATCCCGATGTGCCCGGTCCGCACATGATCGAACAATGGCGCGCCGGACAGCCCGCCAACGGCAAGCCTTCACGAAAAGGCGGCTGACTTGGCCAGATCGTCCCACTGAAGGCTATAATCCGGATCGGGTGAGCTGCCGTCGTTGACATTGAATAGTTGGACAATCTGTCCCATATCCGCTTTTCGCCGCTTTTCCGGCGTGGGAGCAATCATTGCCGCCTGCCGCTGTTCAGCCCTCGCCCGACCTCCATCCCGAAAGCGCGCGTCTGCTCGCGGTCGATTGCTGGACCCGTGATCCGGCGGTCGCGGTTTTGATCGATGCCGCGCAGGCGCTGATCCCGATCGGCGAGAGGTTGCGTGACTGGTGTACCCGGCGTCCCTCGATCGATCGGCTGATCGCCGACGAAATCGGGGGGCTTGTTTGGGAAACGATCGAAACGGGGCGGATCAATGTCTGGCGGCGAGAACCGCGCGCCAGCGGAGTCGTCGGTGCGATCTGGACCGAACTGGAAAGCTTGCGCGCGCGCTGGATTGCCGTTCGTTTGCGGTCGGAAGGATTCTCGCCGGCCGCGCAGCACGTCGAACCCTGGTACGATCGATTGCAAGCGCTCGAAGAGGAAACGCCGACGGTAGCGGGGTTATGGAGCAATGGCCCGGCCGTCCAACCGCGGTGA